GTTAGGAGGTACTATCAGGTTGGTAGCCATGCTTTGCCTGTTAGGTATCTTGTACATAATTCTTCAATTAATAACCTTGCTCGTGGTGTTCTAACACGTGTCTTTTATGTTAAAGGTGAGACACCTGCTAGACCACTACAGGGGATATTTATGGATAAGTTGTCCTATTTTAGGGACCTTGTTGTAAAGAGTGTCCATTCGACCACCCCTGTTGACTACGATACTTTCGTGGGATATTACAAGGGTCGCAAAAACACTATTTACAGACAAGCCGTTGACAGTTTGCTTACACGGAGCATTTGTCAACGGGACTCCAGAATTAAGGCGTTTGTTAAGGCTGAGTTTATTAACTCAGATAGCAAACCCGATCCTGATCCTAGGGTGATATCTCCTAGGGATCCAAGGTACAATGTTGAGGTTGGGCGTTTTTTGAGGCCTGTTGAGCATCGTATTTACACTGCTATTGCAAGTATTTACGGTGACCCAACGGTCTTGAAAGGGTATAATTCAAAAGAGACTGGTGCCATTTTTGAGAAGAAATGGAACTCGTTCCGCAAACCTATCGCTATCGGCTTGGATGCGAGTAGGTTTGACCAGCACGTAAGCAGGCAAGCACTGGAATGGGAACATTCTGTATATAATAGAATGTTCCGTAGTCCGTTTCTCGCCAAGTTGCTAGGGTGGCAACTTTCCAACAATGTTGTTGGTTACTGTCGTGATGGGAAGCTTAAATACACCACAGATGGTTGCCGGATGAGTGGTGATGTTAATACAGCTCTCGGCAACTGTCTCATTATGTGCGCACTTGTGCATTGTTATGCCCAAGAGCGCGGTATTAAACTCAAGTTGGCTAATAACGGTGATGATTGCACCGTTATAATGGAGGCCAAGGACGAGGGCCGGTTTCGTACAGGCCTAAGTAAGTGGTTCCTCGACATGGGGTTTGTTATGAAGGTCGAACCAACCGCTAGGGTTTTGGAAGAGATTGAGTTTTGTCAAACTCATCCAATTTATACCCCAGACGGTTATATTATGGTACGTAACTTTCCAAACTCAATTGCCAAGGACTGCTTGTCTCTCAAGCAACTTGATTCTAAAATGGTGTATAAAGCTTGGGTGGATGCTGTGGGCCAGGCCGGCCTATCCTTAACTGGTGGAATTCCTGTTTATCAGGAATTCTATACCAGTTTCATCCGTAACGCAAGTGAGTCTTGGTTCCGCAGACTTGCACGTCAGCGTAACTCTAGGAGAAGACATCACGTTGTTACGGTGGAGGGCGGCCTCGCTTGGCTGTCTCGTGGCATGCAACGTAAGTATGCCACGATTCACCCTAGAACGAGATATTCATTTTGGCTTGCTTTTGGTACAACTCCTGAGCAACAGGTTAGTTTGGAGGAGTATTATAGTACTGCCACCACTACTAGCCAAATTGGTCGTAGGGAGTTGCACTTCTTGCCACAGTGGTACTAGAATTGGGTCCCGGGACTTAAAAGGACCAAAACGTTTGGAGCAATCCTGTAAATATTTACGTGCTAATCAAAATGCCGAGAGACTGCACGGCTCCACCCTACGGGGGTCCTGGGATGAACAGTCCAGGTGTCATGTCCTGGATCCAATACAACATGACAAAACGCAAAAATACTCTTAGGAGAAACAAGAAGAAACCAACTAAACGGGCGGTTGTTCCCCGTCCTATGCCAATGGATGCAGCTAGGCAGGCTTATTCTGCCCCTGCGGCCTTTGGAGCCGTTACTGGCAATAAGCAGATTTTACCTCTGCAAGCCGGCGCCGGCCGTAAACTACTCGTGCAGAACTATGAGCTCGTACATGTGGCCAATGGTTCTGCAGGGGCCTTTAGTACTGGCGGAGATGTTTGCAACCCTGGCTTGCCAAATAACTATCCTTGGCTTGCAGGGATTGCTAAACAATATTCCAAGTTCCGGTGGCATTTTTTGAGATATATTTATGTCCCAAATTGTTCCACCACCACTGCTGGATCTACATTCTTTATGTTCCAGTATGACTATCAGGACAATACACCTAATAGTCTTGCTGTTGTGGCTCAGAGTGAAGACAGTAGTATCGGTAATGCTTGGTTCGGAGGTGCCATCAGTCCTGAGATGGCATTTGGCAAGTTGTCCACAAGGGAAGCTATCTTTGTGGACTACAACACCTCGAAGGCCAATAATAATTGGTATTTCGTTCGAACCGACCAGGGTGGGGTGACAGTCAGTACCAACGCTTCATTGGGAGGCACTATCCCTGTTGGACTGACGCTCAATCCTGGCTCCTATTATGATCCTGAGGCTCGGCCTGCAACCATTTATTATGGTGCAGATTCAGTTCCTGGGACTGGGGGTATTGGTAACTTGTTCGCAGCATATATTTGTGAGTTTGCTGAGCCCGTTGCGGCCAGCATCAACAAATAGATGCTTCCTCGCTGTTTGAAAGCCTTCGTGCCGAGGCCTTCAATATAGCAGCTGAGGCGGCACGAGGCAGGGAGTTTAGTTACGAGGGGTTGACACAACACCCCTTGCGACACTCCTATGGTGAGGCTGGTGAGGTGTGGTG